AGTCCATAAAAAAGAAGCAGCGAAACCCGTTTCCGGATCGCTACCAAATGCAGTTGATTGAATTGATCGATGAGTGTAATAGAATTATTTTAACCGAATAATACCAAATCAGTGAAATTGTGGTAAATTTGCAGGGTATGGAACTTGATTTATCAGATAAGCAAAAACGATTTTGTGAAGAGTATTGCCTGGATTGGAACGGTTCAAAGGCTGCTATTCGGGCTGGATATAGTGAAAGTTCAGCAAAGGAAATAGCATCAGAAAACTTAACAAAACCTAACATACAGGCTTATATAGAACTGATTAAAAACGACTTAGAATATCTTTGTGGTATAAGTCGCCGTATGGTGATGGAAGAACATAAGAAATTGGCTTTCAGTTCAATAGCACATTTACATAATACTTGGATTGAACGCAAGGAATTTGAACAACTTACTGAAGATCAAAAAGCATGTATTTCTGAAATTACAACTCAGGTTAAAAAGTACACACCGAAAGATTTACCGGCATACGAAACTGAGTTTGTAAAGTTGAAGTTATATGATAAACAGAAAGCCTTAGATTCAATTAGCAAGATGTTAGGGTACGACGCTGCAATAAAGATCGAACAGAAAACTATCATAGAACCACCGTTAACAGATTCAGAAAAACAGCGTGTAATTGATAACCTATAACGAAGCAAAGCAAGTAATAAGACAAGTCGCCCGTGAAAACTTCTGGGAGTTTTGTTGTTATATGGATTGGGAGTTTTTCAGGATAAAGAGGCCGTTTGTTAAACAAGTTGCTTTATCATTTCAACACGTACTTGACGAATATAAAGAAGGACGTTCAATTTCGGTATCGGTATCAATGCCACCCCGCGCCGGAAAGAGTTACATTACTTCTTTGTTTGCAGCTTACTGGCTGGCACAATTCCCTGAATTATCGGTAATGCGTAATTGTTGCACCGGATCATTGTATCAAAAATTCTCATACGATACACGGAATATTATTCGCAGTCCTAAGTATTCGGAACTATTCCCATCAATAGAAATGCAATCCGACAAACAAAACCTCGACGGCTGGAACCTCTCAACATCAAAACAGGTCGGATATTTCGGAGCCGGTGTTGGTGGTACGATTATCGGATTCGGTGCAAATCTGGCAATAACTGACGACCTTTATAAATCTATGCAGGATGCTTTGAGTTCAACAACAAATGCATTCGTAAAGCTATGGAAGGAGTCAGCGCACGATAGCCGGAAGGAAAAGAACTGCCCTGAAATATTTATAGGCACTCGTTGGACTTTGGATGATGTGATCGGTGATGTTGCAGCCAAATGCAATTCAGTGATAACTATACCGGCACTGGTTAACGATCAATCATTTTGTGAAGATGTAAAGAGTACAGCCGAATATCATTCAATCCGTGACAATATAAGCAAGTCGGTATGGATGGCAGAATACATGCAGAATCCCTTATCTATTGAAGGGCTCTTACTTCCGATTGATACTTTGCAGTTCGGGGAGTTTTCGGATAAGGCAATGTTTAGTTTCGCAATCGGTGATCCAGCCGACACCGGAGGCGATAAGTATTCAATGCCATTTATCAACGTTTACCAGGTCGGAGCAAAGATTGTGTTTTACGTTCGTGATGTGATACACTCCACGTATGGAATAGAAGCCAATACAAACCGGATCGTAGATAGAGCAAAGCAAAACCAAACGGAACAGATATTCATAGAATCGAACGGGGTAGGACTGGCAGCTGTTTTGCTATTGAAAAAGATAATTAGTGAATCGGTTAAAATCACTCCATTCCCTTCGACGGTAAATAAAGAAGTTAGGATACTTTCACATTATGAATTTGTTCAGGCTTCGTTTGTGTTCAGTCGGAAGCAATACGAAACAAATCAGGAGTATAAGTTATTCATTTCTGATTTGACCGGATACACCAAGATAGGCGACAATAAAAATAAAAAGGACGCTATTGATGTGATTTGTGGGGCTGCTTCGCTGATGAAAATAAAGTATGGTAAAATTATTTATGGGTAAAAGTATCAAATTGAAAAAGTTGTACTAAATTTGCAACCATGAGTTTACTTTCAAACTGGTTTGGAAAGCAAAAAGGAATCGACTACTGGGAAGAGCCAGGGTATGAATCTAAATCTATCGGTAATATTGACCAGCCTTTAAAACTTTCAGACCTTAACGCATTCTTTTTAGCCAATACGGTTACTGAAATATACAATCCTATCGACTTTTATGCAGACCGTGGCAGTAAATTGCGCTACTTTATAGCAGATAAAGACGGCAACGAACTTGAAAACTCAGAGTATAAACGACTTATTACCGATATAAATCCACTGTTTTCCTTCAATGATTTGGTGTATCAGTACATTTTTTCCTATATGTCTGACGGTAATGCGATTACTTTGGTAGGAGTTCCTTCAACTTACAAGAAACCGTCAGCAAATTCAATAACCAGATTAGACGTTTTACAGCCTGATTTATTGCAACTTGATGAACATAGGAACATATCACCGCTTAATATCACATCGTATAATGAACTGATTAAGTCAGCGAAGTACAACGAAATGACACAACATTATGTTGTTTTGGAAATACCTAAACTAAGGTTCGATCATATCGACCAGACACGCCGACAGGACTCATTAGTGCTTTGTAAATCACCACTATTCAAAGCGGTAAGACCTATTAACAACTTATTGGCTACATATTCAGCACGTTATAATGTGTATGTAAATAACGGTGCAGCCGGTTACTTGGTAAAGAAACAAGGAAACCAAAACACAATTAATGAAGCTGTTGACCCGACAACCAGGCAGAAGATATTAGACGACATCAACGAGCGCAACGGGATAACAGGCCGCCGGAACTTTTGGGGCATATCTTCAGTTCCTTTGGAATTCATTAACACGCTGGCACATATTAAGGACTTAATGCCGTTTGAAGAAACATTAAACGATTCTATTGCAATCAGTTCAGTATATCAATTGCCGCGTGAGTTGGTAATGGGTGCTGAATCAACAACGTTCAATAATAAAGCAGAGGCCGAACGCTCAGTATGGGAAAACGGATTAATGTCTATGGTTGAAACAGCACGTTACAACCTTACACGGGCTTTGTACTTGGATAAGGTAGGACTGCAAATAGGAGTTGACTATTCGAGTGTATCGGCGTTGAGTGAGAATGAAACTGAGAATCAGGATTTATTAACTAAGAAAATCACGAACAACACAGCACTTTACGAAAAAGGTCTAATAACACATAATCAATATCTTGAATCAATAGGATTACAGCCAATTACGGGAGGTGATGTTTATATTTACGATCTAAACAAAGTGCCTTATGCAGTTAAATTAGGTGTTGGAGGGACTCAGGCTTTACAGGCTATAATCGCAGATGTTAACATAAATAGCCAAATGAAGAAAAACGTATTGATAACAATATTCGGACTTACTGAACAAGAAGCAACAAACATTACAACATAATGGAAAAAACTAAGCCAGAAGATAAACAGATTTGCCGCGCACTGATTCAGGCCGCTACGCAAGAAGGTTACGACTTTGAATGTGTGGCCGTTCCTGCTGAAAACGGGCAACTGCGTTACTCATATGAAAACGGTGAATACTTTATGCAAGTACTTCGTACATCTAAGGAAAACATAAACACCGCCCGTTTGGATTCCGGTTTGCCGCTGTTCGACAATCATCCGTGGGAGAATTCAGCAGAAAACACGCTTGGAATAACAACCGCTTACGAATTCACGGATAAAGGTTTAGTTGTACGGTGCAAATTCGGAGCAAGAGCCGAAGAAGAATTGCGATTGGATATTGCAAACGGGATTATTAAAACTGTCTCCATTGAGGGAAGTATTGATAACTACTCAGTTACTCGTGAAGTTGGTAAGATTCCTGTATATTCCGCAGACCTTTGGACTCCTGAATCATTATCATTTGCACCCGTACCCCAAGACATAGCCGCTCAAATCGAAGTAAAACGGGCTATTCAAAAACAGATTGAACCGCCAACGGCGAACAAATCAATAATCGAATCATTAATTAACAAATTCTAAACAAAATGAAAAGAAAATTCATGGACATCGTTCGTTCGAAGGCAAAACAACCATTGACCGAGCAGGAAGTAAGCTACTTTGAAAGTATAGGGGAGGCGTTGGAATCAGCCCTTAACGAGTCAGAAGTGGAAAGGAATAACCAAATCAAAGCCATAACAGAAAAGTTAGGCACAGTTGACGAAGGAGAAACCTTCTCGGAAATTATCCGGAACCTGTCAAAAACTATCACCGACCTGGAAAACAAAACCAAACGTTCCTTTACTTCTGACGAACGCTTCAAATTGAAATCGTTACTCGAAGCAAAGAAAGACGATATCCAACGCGCCCGTAAAGGTGGCAATCCGTGGGAGATTGAATTCCGTGCCAAACGTGCAGCTTCTGCCCTGATGACAACCAGCACAGTACTGACCGGAGCGCAGGCCGTCAATAACGTGAACGTGTTCGAGGACATGGATATAACCGTTATTGAATATCCTAAAAACTTTATCCTTGACGGTATCAATTCCCGCCAGGTCGCTAAAGTTCCGCAGACTGTTGCCCGTAAAGAACAATCTGCTGAAAGTGATGGCAGGGTAGGCGCAACTAACCAAGGTGCAGCAAAACCGCTGACAGACAAATCATTTATCTGGAAATACGACACCCGCAAGAAATACGCAGGCCGTATCGAAATGACGGAAGAAGTTGAAATCGACTTCGATCAGCTGGTATTGCAGATTATAAGCATGTTCGAAGATGATGTACTACGTGCATATCAGGATGGTGTACTTGCTGACATTATCGCTTGGGCAGACACTTACGGTTCCACCGGATTGGATGGAACTATTGCCAATCCTACAGTACATACTGTAATCGGAGCCGGACAACTGCATATCCGTAATTTCTACTACGAGCCTGATGTGATCTTCATATCACCTACCGACGTAGCCAAAATGGTTTACACACAGGACAACAACGGAAATCAGATGTTCATCCCTGAAGCATTCCAGTTTGCCGGTCTTACTCCGTTTGTAACTGGCAAGATTACAGCCGGTAAAATCCTGATCGGAACCAAACGCACCGTAAAGGAACAACACGGCAATCTTATCATCCGTAAGGGTGTACACGGCGACCAGTTCATAGAAAACGAATCAACAATTGTTGGTGAAATTTTCTCGGTGCTTTCACTCCCTACACAGTCGCAAACTTCATGGTTGTACATGGATGTTGCAACTGTTCAGGGCTTACTCCAAAAAGTGTAAGTTATGGCAAAGTCACAAAAACAAACGGTAGCTACTCCTGAACTTTCGGGGGTGGTTACTGTTATCGGGGTTCGGGCGCCTTATCTTAAAAACGTTGAATACGAGATGGCCGCCGAACATGCAAAAATCATAATTGAAAAACAATTAGTAAAACTCAAATAAACATGAAAAAATTTATCTTTATAATCTTTGCACTCCTGGCCTTTGGGTTTGTACAGGCGCAAAACGGAAAATCAATGACGTTCACACCGACAACAAATGATTCTATTGTCGGGGCTGCAACTAAATACTGCACACTTTCGACACCGATAACAGGACGATGGAACGGGGCAATCGAGGTTTATATAACACCTTCCATTAGTTCAAGTGATTCAACGCATGTATGGGTTGAAGGTTCACAGAACGGTACTACATGGTATATTTTGACAGGATTAGGAACGCCTCTATTGAATACAGGAACGTACTACTCTGCTTCAACATACGCATATAAAGGAAGGATGGGAACCACTGCGGCAAGCTGGTACTGGCAGCCAACGTGGTATATTAATCCGCCATATTTACGGGTAGCAGTCCAACACTTTAAGGCAGCAACAAGTGTGAAAATCACCCGTGCAACAATTTACTTAAAACGATAAAAGATGTCATTGATTGACACTACATATTTCCGCAATAGCATAAGCATACCGATTGGTACTTATTCCGATCTTCAGCAATATATTGATGAGAACGAAAAGAAGGTACTAATCGGATTGCTTGGCTATGATCTTTATACTGAAATGATGGCCGACTTTGCAGCTTTACCCGTACCGATGCACGATAAATGGGATAAGCTGATAAACGGAACGACTTACACCTATGGGGGGCAGTCAGTACGTTGGAACGGTTTAATCAATACGGATAAAGTTTCATTCATTGCGTATTTTGTGTATTGTCAATACTTGAAAGCAAAACAATTCCCATTTCAAACTACCGGATCAGTACAACCTAAGAATGAAAACAGTCAGGTAGTTGACGGGATTGCAAATCATACGGATAGCTGGAATAAGTTTGTAGAATTGTATGAAGGATGCTATCAGTACCTAACAACTGATACGACTTCATATCCTTTATATTCACCTTGCAGATTTAAACTTACTAACAACTTCGGTATATGACATTTCCTAATGTGGTTGATTTGGTGGGTAACGTGGTTGCATCCTGTCGGGAGGTTGGGCAGGATGCACCATATTATTATTACGGTCATCCGTTGGAAATTGTCAATACTTTGATGGAAAAGGACGCATCAGATGTTTGGCGTTTGAAAAAATACCCTGCCGTGTTCCTGTTCTTAAAACCAACTACCAAAGAGCAAAGGAATAATTTTGAATCAGAAGCGGACATAGATATTATCATTGTAACTGATACTAAACCGGAATGGAAAGCATCGGATAGAGATACTAATGTATTTGTTCCTATTCTTATTCCACTTTACCAAAAGTTGATTCATGCTCTTGGGCATACAACCGGAATGTTATTTAGAGGCGAACATACTTTCATAAAGCATTACTATTGGGGATCGACTCAAACAGGTGCGAATATTGCCAATGATTATGCAGACGCTATCGAGATACAAGGCGCAAAGATTAAAACGTTCGCTTCTTGTGTTGATACTACTGCATTAGTATAAATATACGTTAAGTAATATGTGCTACAACTGCGGAGAAAAGGAAAAACTAATACACACTATCAAATCCCTTTGGACTGTTGACCGACAAAGATGGGCATTGATTAAAAATAAATCCGGACGGCTGGAAGTAATACCGGAAAAATCACTTAAAACACTTCCAAAAGAAAATGAAATCATTTACAAACTAAACACTTAAAACAATGGGAGAAATCAATTCA